AGGATTACTCTAATGATATTGCCATCTGCTCTTTTAAACAAAAGGTCAATACCAACCACAAGCGGTCCGCCTGTGTTATAAGTGATAACCGCTGAGTTAAAGAAGTTAGTCATCCCCTCGTTGAGGAAGCTGTCAATGCTAAAGTTAAATGCCTTTGGAGCGAACGCAGGAGCAGACCATTGAGAGGTAGCACTGTATTCACCATCAGCATACTTGTATCTGTAAGCAAAGCAAATAAAGCGAGTCTCTAAAAAGTTCTCTTGACCATTGTTGACAATTGGCTGTACTTGCGGTGCCGCTACTGGTGGCTTCTTAATTACCAACAAAGACTCAGCGCTTACTGCGTCAATGTTTGACACAGGATTAGGATAGTTCTTAGTGACGTTAATTACTCTTGGAGCATTGTAGTCATCAGTAAAAAACAAGAGCTTGTTGTCCAAAATATCTACCCCTGTAATGAGGTAGTTCGGATTGAAGTTCAATGTGGTATTGATACCACCGCCATCGTTAATAGAGATTACATGATAAGTCAGGATATTCGTGTTCACGTTAAATGAAACAATCATATCCAACTTACCTGTGGCCCCAACAGGGAACGCAGGGTCATGCACAAACCAATAAATAGTCTCTGTAGCGCTGTTCTCAATAGCCCCTATGCATTTAGCAGAGTTGCTAAGAAGCGTCCCGTTAATATATGCTAAAGATGTTAGAGGCAGGTTTCCTTTTGTGTTTTCAATAACGCCTATTTCGGACTGTTCAGTTGAACCCATCCGTACGTTCATGGCGTCAATGTATTCACCGTCAGGAAGCAGTCGCTCATCAACCGACTTGTTCATCCTGCCTGCTATAAAATTGCGTGTAATATTCGCCATCTTATTTAATTTGCTTGTCTAATCCTCTCAAGTTCATTAAGAGTCTACCCGGATGAATATTGCTGATTCTAATCTTAGCGTTTCTAAGTAAGGCTGACTTCTCCTTACGAGAACGAGCAACAATGTACTCTTGCACCCCCAGTTTACTGCTCAATATTTCATGCTGAATGTACGCATAAATGTATCTTTCAAATAATTTATTGACAGTAATCTTTGAGTCATCACCTTGCTCCATGCCATCAGACACATACTCTAGTATGCACTGCTGCCCAGCCATTGGTGAATCAAAATTAATTACACCAGCCTTGCGGTCAATGTTAAAGGTAGGGTTAAAGTTTGCTGTCTCTGTATTTAAACCATAAGCAGCCCCAATGTTCCCTTCGAAATACCACATCCCATCGTAGTTCCATCCTTCACTGCCATCAAACTGATTGTCCTTATTTAGGTAGATACTCTTTTTGATTTTGGTAATGTTATCAAAGTCAATACTTGAATACTCAGGAGATAATGCATTGCCCTCTTGGTCAAACAGAATCTTGTCCTGATTGTCCTGAAGGTACGCCTTGGATGTTAGCGTCTGAATGTTCTCAGACAATGGTCTTAGCCAGCCATCTTTGTAAAGAGATATCCTTACCCAATTGACATAGTCTGATGGGAAGATAAACTTCAAGGTCTGAGGAACAGTAAGCTCCAATACTTTTATTTCTTTAAATGCATCGTAGTTTAGCTCTTGTATCGCTCTCTTGGCATGAAACAAAATTTTATATCGCTCTTCATTATTAACTAAAGAGTGATTGCCTGAATACATTAACAGGAAATTGTTAACAACATCTTGAAGGCTCACATACTGATAAGACCCCCAATTGGCATCCTCAGGAGCAACGCCACCATTTTCGTAATACTGATATTGACTGATGTATGCCATGATTATTGTGATTGTTTTTGTTCTTCATTACCACCAAACTGTACCACTTCAATCTCACGAATAGACATGCCAGCGTATTGAAGAATCTTTGACACAAGTTTTATCTCGTCCTCAAGAGGGACCTCAAAGTCTTGGTAGTCAGATTGTGACTGATTAAATATAGGCTCACCATTAGCCAAAGTAATGTATGTCCATTTAGGGTCTTTAGGATACCTAAAGTAATTGGCATCAACCTCATTTGGTAAATTGATAGTTGCAGGATAAACCGTAAGCACATTGCCCTCTTGCGTATATGCTGGGTACAATTCTGTAGGAGCCGTAAGGTTTGAATTTACTAGCATTGTAATCTTGCCATGAGTAACCTTCTCTGCCTCACCCTTAAATACTCTAGTAGCGCCAGCAGCGTCATAGCAAAGTATTTTGTTAATCATGAAGTAATCAAATCCAGTTGTTGTTACCGATGGTAAATAAAATCTATTTGAAGCAGCAGTAACTTGAGTAAGAGTAGATGTCGTGGCAAATGTTTCAACCGCCTCTTCTATTGATTTACGCAAGTCAGCATAATCAGTACCTGAAGTTCGAGCATTCTCATTATTAATAGCCTTGTTGTATTCAGAAAAGTACTCTTCAAAGATTTCCATCTGAGCTTGCTTGGCAAACAAGTTAAAGTCTGACGGAGATATGTACCCGTAGTTGTTCTTGTTCAAAACGGATAGCACCGTATTTCTAACAGAGTTTATCATTTTTTCGCCTTTTTACAAATATACATAAAAAAAGAGGGCACAAAAAATGCCCTCATTTTCAAGTGTTAACAAACCATTTACAACCATTTACGCTAATGTGGCTTCCAACATTCTCAATGCGTCAATGCCTTCGTCACTCTGTAGGAACCCGCCTGCCATTTCATAAGGGTCCTCACCGTAAGGGATTGACATCATTTTCTTTTTGTTGGTCCCTGTGTTAAACCAAATCTCCTTGTCATTGTTTCTCAAGATTAATAGCTTGTTCTCAAAGAACATTCTGATTTTTGCTTGGTATTTTAATTCAGGGTCATTCAATATATTCAAGAACTCTCTAGGGTCAGTCTTAGCAAATACCAAGATGTCACGCTTCAATTCAGCTGTAGACACCGTGGATGGGTCCTTGCCAAACATTACTCTAGTAAGAGTTTCAAGCTGTTCAATAGTTAATTGACGTGCTTCAACCAATGCTTCAACCTCTAGGTTCAAGTCATCGACTTCTTCAGCCGCTTCCTTCTCCTTGTCTACCTCAGTAAAGATAAGCCCATTTAATGGGTGATAGTGCAGGAACTGTTGGAGTACAGGATTGTTTTTTGGGACCCTTAGGAATCCGTCTTCAAAAATAATCGGCTCAATAATCGCGTTGCCATCTTGTTCGTCTTCAAATGGAGACTTCTGATTGCTTGCGTATCTAAGAGCGCGATTGACATTGTTCTTTTCATCAAACCACATAAGAGGGAATCTAGGGTGGTTTCTTGATGCTAGTGTGTAGGAAAGTGGATTTCCGTTCTTCAGTTTGTAGACCTTGTCTACAGGTATAACCTTAGCCATTTGTTATTGAATTTAATTTGATTAAAATTTAAAAAAGGAGAGTGTCCCTAAAGACACCCTCCATTTATTTATCATCCGTATCTGAACAATACGAAGTTGTTTGCACCCAAGGTACATACACAACGCTCAGATAGGAAGTTGACCTCCATTGCATCAAGGTCGCTAGTAGCAGCACCGCCAGCAGAACCAGTAATCCAAGTCTTGTAACGTCTGTCTTCAGCTTCAGAAGCTCTGTAACGTACGTGCAAGAATGGACGCTTAGCGTTCTTACCCATGATTTGGTCATACACTGAAGTAGAACCTGCAGGAACCATCAAACCTGTGATAGTACCAGTTGCAGTAGCTGCAGTTTGGTTCAAACCACCACGCATAGTTGGGTCGTTCAAGTACTTCCAGTCAGACTTGTAGAAGTCATAACCTCTACGGAATCCAGTGAATCCAAGGTTCAACGCCATGTCAACATCATTGTCAAATAGACCATAAGATGCAGCACCTGCAGCGTTAGCTCCATTGTATCCGTTCAAGGTAGCCAACATATTGTCGATGTCGAAGCTAAGACCACGGTTAACAAAAACCACGTTCTCTTCGATTGCACCTTGCTTGTCAAGTCGAGATACGATAGAATCCCAATCAGGAAGGGTAGTTGGAGTACCAGCACCCCATACGTTACCTCTGTTGTTAACAACGTAGAAGATACCTTCAGAACCCATCATTCCAGCAGTCTTAGCACCGGAACCAGTCGCAGCAGGAACTGCTTCAATCATTGCAGTCTCAAGATAGTCTTCGAAACGTAGACGAGTCTCGTGCTCAGACTTCAAATACCAAAGGTAACCAGTAGCTCCGTTCTCAGTAGTTACTTCAACCCAACCGATTTGAGCCATGTCAGAACCGTTAACCGCATACTTATCTTTGATGATAATAGGGTTGTTAGAGAAGATTTCGTCTTCTGATTCCAAAGAACCAATCATTCCGTTGGTACCTTTCTTGAACTCAGAACCATAAATGAATACAGTACACTGAGTAGAAACAGCGAACGCCTGACCTGTTGCCTCATAGTAAGCTACAGTAAAGGTAGTAGCAGAAGGCACAGCAGTTACGATAGCCTTGTTGAACACACCTGAAGCGTTGTTCTGAATCATCAAAGTCTGACCTACACGGATTGCGATGTAAGTAACGCCTGAGTCAGCTACAGTGAAAGTAGCAGTGTTAGCGTTGATAGCTGCAGCAGAAGTACAGTTGGTGTACTTAATGTGCAAACGACCTTGTTCTGCCCACTTAATTTGGTCAGAGTTAGAAGGCATCTCAGCGCCTACCATACGTAGGAAAGATGCGATAGTTCTATTACCATAACGCTCAAATTCTTTCTCGTAAGTATCAGGAAGATACTGGTTCAAGAAGTTGAAGTTGGTAATGTAGTTGGTTTGCAAAGCTACCTGTTCAGCACTCGGCTGAAGTTGAAAGGTAGGGTTGCTCAATAATTGACCTGCCATTGTTTTTAGTTTTTAGTTTTAGATTTTTTTAATACTGCGGATTTTCAGGTTTTTACCTGAATCAGGGTTTACCGCCCTCACCTGCATACTCCCTGATGGCTTACCAATCTCAGGCGCCTTGCGGTCTGACATATTGATGTTCTTGATTTTACGAGTAACATCGTCAGTAGCATCAGCTAGCCCTTGCTCATAAAAGAACTTGGCGAACTTATCAGGATGCATTGCAATAGACAAAGACCTGTGGTATCCCGATGCGTCTTTGATTAGGCCCTGCTCGTCCAAGAACTTGTTGATAAAGTTCTGAGGAGTCGCTTGGCTTCTCTTTAACTCACTGGCATCTCCGGGAGAAAACATAATTCTCTTGTCGTTAATGTTGAACTCAAATCCTTTGAAATCTTTACTAAAGACCTCATCGGTTTTTTGGTCAAACCACTTACGCTTACGAGTAGTCTCCTCCTCTATGGTTTTTGCCTCACTAATATATTGTTTGTAGCTATCATACAACTCCTTCTCTTCATCGGAAACTAGACCCATACTTGACTCAAGCGGGACCTTATATTTTTCCTTCTGATTGTTGAAGTACTTTTTAGCCTCAGCAATAATTTTCTTTCTAGCTATCTTGGCTTTCTTAACAGTAGACTCATCATCCAAATCTTCATCGAATGAATACTCTTCCATTAAAGCCTCGATGTCCTCACTGTCTAATCCTTCTTGAGTAGATGTGAGGTAGCTTCTTAGTAGGTCTTCGGAATTCATTGTATCGAAGTCTTTCTTCAATTCCAAGAAATCCTCGAAGCCTCTACCTGTTTCTTTTTTATACTGTAAATAAGCAGCTACATCCTCAGGAAGTGGCTCTGATTCTTTACGCTCAGCAACCAAATCATCCAATGAGTTAATCTGCTTATTATACCTTTTACCAATATATGAAAGAACGTCTTCGTCTTTAAAGTTAAACTCTGCAGGAGCTGGCTCCTCAGTATAGTTGTCATTACTTTCTAATGACTGCTCATGCTTTTCAATCAACTCGTTTTCTACCTCTTGAACACTCTTCGGTTCAATGACGTCTAGTGACCTTACTTTGATTTCCATTTTATTAGATTTTATTTGTACAAACTTAATTAATTATTTTAACATTTTATCGAGGCTCAAATTCAGCCAAATCAAAGCCATCTAAGCTGTCTTCATTTGATTCGAAACTCAAAGGAGGAAGGTTGTTCTTTCTTTGATTAATTAATTTAGATTGCTCGGTATTCTGCTGGCTAATTCTTTTTGCCTTGGCGTCTTCCTTCATCTTCTCTCTTTCAGTCAAATTAGTAACATCCATACTTCTAAGCTGAAGATTGTAATCAAACTCCTCTCTCATCAATTGAGATTTAAGCATTGCTTCTTTCTCAGACTTCTGCATATCAAACGCCACCTCGGCTTGCTTAATCTGCATCTTAGCTCTTGTCTCCATCTCCAGCTTTTGCATTGCTGTTTCAGCGGCCAACTGCTGAGCCTGTAGTTGCTGCTGAGCAATCATGGCCTGCTTCTGCATAGCCATCTTTTCCTCACGCTCCTGCAGCTTAACGCGCTTCATCTTCAATAGCTGATTGGCAAGCTTGATGTTTCTAATCTCACGAATATCAATTGCGTCCTCAAGGTTGATATCTCCCTTAGACAATGCCATCTGAATGTTGGCCTCTAGCTGAGCCTTCTGCTCTTCATCAGGAGACACCTCAATGAAGATGCCAAAATCATAAATGTATAGGTCCTTAATCTCGTTCAAGATAGAGACGTTATACTTACCAATTTGATTCGCAAACTCTTCCTTGAAGTCTGAGTACTCTAAGATGTCAGCAACTCTGTAAGTCAAAGCCTCAGACAATGAGCGGAACAAATACAATGACGCATCAAGAATGTGTCTTGTTGCAGTATTTGAGTTCAGCGCTGCTAATTTTTGTAGACCAACCAAAGAGTTAGGGTCAGGCATAGAGCCGTCTCTAGCTTCATTTAGACCAGTCACAGACCTAATCATATCAATATAATGGTTCATATTGGTGATTAGCATCTGAGTCTTGCTAGCCCCTGAGTTAGAGCTCAACTGCTGGATAGGAACTCTAGCATTGTTAAAGTCTCCATCCTGAGTATAGCTTCGGCCAATAACACTACCTGTTTGGAAGTATAGTCTCAATGCATCCTCCGGGTTGTAAGCGTTGCCTGTTCCCAAGTCAATCTCATTCAATCCATCCGCATCAATGAATACACCATCAGGCACAGTACGTGCAATCACCTGCTGTAGCTTTAGGTGAGTGATTTGAATCAAGTCAGCAAAAGGTATCATCCTTCTGCACAACGACTCAATCACACCCTTGTACATACGTGGAGCGCAAGCCACATAATTAGGCAATGCGTGCTGAGATGCCGACTTAGGACGAACCATGTTCTCAGACATCTTCCACTGTAATAAAATATTGGTACCCATTACCATGATACCATCGTACCATACGTCAATGGTCTTCTCAATCTTTTCGAAGTTACCTTCCTCCATCATCTCTGTAGGAGGGTTGAAGTTCTCGTCCTTCTCAATTACTCTTGACCCACCGCCTTCAAGATTCTTCTTCTTGTAGACGATTTTCTTTGTGGTCTTGTAGTTAAAGTATAAAAGAGTACAGGTATCTCTAAAGAACATACTGTTCTCGTAGAACTGCGCCACATTGTAGTAGTCATACCATGCTTGGCTGTACTGCGTGATTTGTTGCAAGTCCTCTCTTGTAAGAGACTGGTCAATCTTCATCAAC